GCTAGGGTTTTCCAACGTGCAGTAGAAGGACTCTTATATGCATTGGCTTCATCAATTACAATTAAATCAAACCCACCATTAATAATATCGTCTTTAACAATAGCTACACCATCGTAATTAATAATTACAAACTCATATGGACCTTGTATAACCTTAGTTCTTTTATGAGCAGGGCCATGTGCTACTGATACAGATCTATGCATAGCCGTATTTAAAATATCAGCTTGCCATGCAGAATACATAATAGATAAAGGACATATAACCAAAACTCTTTTAATTATTTTTTGTGTCATTAGATAATCGGCTGCCCAAATAACTGAAGAAGTTTTACCTGTACCTGCTTCGTTAAAACAGAATGCTCTATGATTGATACTTAAGAATTCAGAAGTTACACGTTGATGATCAAAAGGTTTATATAAACCTGGGTAGTTATAATCTCGTTTAATTGGTGAAGGTAAATTGTTTCGGAAAGAAACAATCTGGTTGAGCCTAGTCATCTCTGGGATATCCCAGAATATAACCATCTCAGCTAAGTTACCATTGCGTTCTACAACCTCAGATTTAGCAATGTTCTCAGTGATATGTGGAACAATGTGTTCCGGTACAGTAATCTTTAGTGCGGTATTTTGTATGATTTCCATTCTAGTATATTAACAGGTCCTAGAATGATGTCAAGTATTAATTTACTATTTATTAGTAACTTTTTTTCGTTCTCTTTTACTTGCTTCGGATACTAAGTTGTGCTTGGAATCTCTTTTGAATGAACGGTTCTTTTTTGCATCTTGGATAAAATAGCCATCCTTGTTTGAACCGCCCTTGTCAAGAGCTTTTTTGTGGGATACATCTTTACCTTCTCTAACATCTGCTTCCCCATTACCATTCTTGTCTGGAAATTTCTTATCAATTGCACGGCGTGCACGTTGACGCTCCATCCGTTTTTTATGTTCTAACGGGGAGTCTTTATAGATAGGTCTTGGTTTATTAACAAAAGGCATAGCGTTATTATATCATCCCTGGTTAAAGTCACAAGTCTTGACTGGACAATATCTACATAGGGGCGTATAGTTAGGAGGCCAACTATTTGATTCATAAGAATTATTTAGTCTTTCTAATGGGCCCTTAAATTTATCCCATGATTTATCTATATCTTTTCTATCATATTCTTCTGTAATAAATGAGTTGTGCATTACAAACAAAAGACCTGCTTTAATCTTATTAACTTGAGGGAAGTGGGCAAACGTCATTAAAGACATTAGGCGAAGTTGTTTAGGATCAGGGTACTTATTACTGCCGGTTTTATAGTCAACAATGAAAGCATAGTCATTATCAACAATAAGCAAGTCAACAATGCCACGTACCCAACGGTTAGGATCAGCAAACGCGCAGGGCGACTTGTCTTTACCCAGAGCCATCTCATACTCCGCATACTTCTCGCCAGGAATAGCAATAAGCTCATCAACAGCTCCTTTAAATCTTAAGTAGTTTAATGCTAATTCTTTACCATCTTTAACATAGTCTTCTAAAGCTTTGTGAACCTCAGTACCATAAATCATTTTCTCTGAAGGAATGACTTCAAAGTTTTGTGCTATTTTAATTTCGTAATATTGTTTAGGGCAATTTTGATATTGCTTAAGGGATGAGTATGACCATGTAAAATCAGCCATTATTCAGCTTTCTTAATAACTTCGCCTGTCGACTTATCGAGTTCGTATTCCACATCTTCTGGTTTCTTTTTGCGGAATATCAAATCAAAGTTCTTTTCAAATTGTTCTGAGTTTGGTTTAGATTGCATCCAGTCTCCAGTCACATCATTTCTTGAAGTTTTTTTCATTCCATTTCTCCGCTAATATAACTATATAAAAAGCCCACCAAATCCAATGGGCATCGAATCTATATAAACTAAATGCCACAAGTAATTCTAACATTAATTTTTCTTTTTCTTATCAAAGTATACATCCCAATGTTCTCCACCAAATCTTACGTAGTGTAGAAATACTTGAGCATATTCATTACCTTCGAATTTATCACGCCAATGTTCTGATACCATACCTAAATATACGACGGCTTGACCCGGTTCTAAATCATAAGAAACTTGTTCACCATCAGGTTTGGTAAACCATATAGACCACTTAGATCCATCACTACCTAGATGTAATGTAACACTTACCTCACAAGCAGGGCGGTCTTTATGTTTTTTTAATTCATCCCCATTAGCATAAATTCTAGCATAAGAATAAGTAGGCAACATAAGTTCTTGCATAACTTCATTCATAATAGGAAGTCTTGCTAATAATAAATGCACAAACCACTTATAGTCATACATGGCTAAAGATAGTGGGCATTGTGGGTCTTTATTAAATAACTCAGGTGTTTCCTCAGATGCTTTTTTAAATTGCTCATAAAAGAATTTAGCTTCGTCAGGCGTAATAAAATTATTAATGACTAAATAATTATTCTCTAAGAGCTGTTCTCTTGGGGTCTTTTGCACTTCTTCTACTAATTTTTCTTCTGCCATAATAATCTCCTATTTAAAATATGGTCCAACTAACCATGTTATTACTGAAAATCTTTGTCCCTTTGTCACAGGCTCTACACCATGAAGCATGAATGAAGGGAATATAATAATGTCGCCCTTTTCTTGAGGAGGATATATCTTGTCATGTCCATTTTGAATATAGAATTTACCGCCTTCAAAGTCATTATTAAGAATAGCTAAACAACTAATCTTTCTAGTTTCGTCTGATACTACATGAAAGGTATCTACATGCGCTTCATACTTACCTTTAACATCGTACATTAAAAACTCAGCTTGATTAGAATGCGTTACATGATACTTCCAATATTGATGATTAACATTTAAACCTACCGAAGTAAGCGTTGCACCAATACCTGCATGCAAAGGAAGAGGAAGTCTTAATACATTTCTAATTTCTAAATTAATATTCTTTTCAAGGTCTCGGCCTTGGCCAATGAATGGTTGTTCTTTTTCTACTTCGGGTTTTGAATATTCAAGGATAAGTTTCTCACAGAATCCATCTGATACTGCCTTCTGCATAACATAACAAACATCTAATTCACCTTGGTTTGGCGCTTGATATTCTACTTCTGTATTAGTTTCCATTTTATTTTCCTACGTAAGTTTTTAATATCCAATTTGCAAATTTAATAAGTTCTTCTGGTGTTGCATTACCTTTCATTGTATTAGCTTGATGACTAATAACTTGAATATTTCCTTTTGTGTACCCTTTAGTATTGTCTATCCTATCTATAGAAGGAGAATTATTATGTGGCCCTGATCGTACATCTACGCACTTATGTCTAATAATCGGTATATCTAATATAGGACACACAGTAGGGATCTCAACATCTATAGCTTCTATATTAAATTCTAACCCCCGTTTAATTGCTCTTTGTCTAGCACCATTCATCAATACTCTATGCGGGTACTTCAACCTCCACGCTTTAACTCTTGCATAGATTTTGTCTTTATTCTTTTCTCTGTATAGCTTTTTACTAGGATGCTCCATAACTTGCTCCATGATTAGCTTCGCATGCTACGGGTAGCCCTGTCGCCCAACTTGGTGGTGTCGACATGGTATCTGTTATAAATTTAACAGCTTCTTCTACTTCTGTCTTTGATGTAACGCAAACAACTGCATCATGAACGGTTAAAGCGGGTCTATACTTCTTATTAATTTCGATCATCTGTTCACCTACAATAATACGAGCTAACGCTTGTACCACATTCTCGACTACAGATCCACCCCAAATTGATATCATGCCACGTCTTGACTTATATATAAATTTAGACTTAGCTTCTGATACGTCCCATGTAAGACCCGGATAGTATATGTATAATCCGTTTGGCAATCTTATGCCTTTTGGGGTTACAAGTAAAGCATTGTGGGCATCTAAATAATAGGGTTTTTTATTGGGAGGCCATGCTGACATTGTTTGTAATGCTTCGTCACATGCTTTCCATAAGTCCATAACTTTGTTATTAACTTCACGATATACCTTAACAAGACGTTGGCATTCTTGGTCATCCATAGTCACGCCGGCTGATATCTTTAATGTTTGTTGTAGTTTAGTCCATCCAGTACCATAACCTAGACCTAAGATACAAGTCTTACCTACTGCACGTTCAGTCTTATTATCTTTTGTAATTTGTTTGTTATAAACTTTAGTTGCAAACTCTGAGTATACATCTCGACCTTCTTCATACCATTTAACGATATCGTTCTGCCCGGCTAACCAAACAAGAACCCTAGCTTCAATCTGAGATGAGTCACAGTTAATAACTTGATATCCTTCGGGGGCTATGATTGCATTTTTTAATGCTTTCTTTTTCTTGTCTCGTGCGGGTAAGTTTTGGAAGTTAACTTTGTCTGAGCCCGCCCATCGACCTGTATGTGCACCATAATACTTTAATGGGATAGGGAGTTTGCCTTTGTTACGAGCACCGATACCAATGAACCTTTCAATTCTACTCTCCTCAATAGTTGATTTAGTACCCAACCGAACGCGGCAAAGTTCTTGAATATATAAATCCTCGTGTTCACATAAGTCTAGAAAGCCTTGATCCCCCTTAGCTAAAGCAAACGTATCCTTGCCTGTCGCCGGGGATATTTTAAGTGGGACTACGATACCTAGTTCTTGAAGGATCTCTGCAAACTGTTTATTACTAGCAAGTTTTCCTCTCACACATTCTTCTGTATCGCATTCTAATCTTGTCATGAGGCCTTTTAGTAGCTCTGACTTTTCTGCCTGTACTTCTTCTAACCTAGCTTGTAATAGGGCGTCGTCGACTTCTAAGACTGGCTCGGTATACATGCGTAGTGTTAAATCAATTAACTTAATTTCATTCTCTGGAAACTCAGGGGCTAAGATTTGAAATAGTTTATACGTAAGTTCTACATCGTTCTTACAATATTCACCATATTGAGTCAAGTCTACTTGGTTAAAGTCCTCTACCCGCTTACCCTTAGCGTCAATAACTTCTGTACCCTTTTTACCTAGATTGTATTTCTCCACAAGAAAAGCAAGACTTCCGCCCACGTCCACGCCATGCACAGCACGTGCCATAGACAGCGTATCCAAATAGATAGCAGGAATGATATTAAAAATGAATGAAAGAATACCTCCGTCGAACTGCGTGTTGTGGCATAAGAGGACAGACTCTTTCCAATTGATTTGATCAAGCTCGTGTTTAATTGCATTGTGAGTTCCTGTAATCCAACGTGATTCGCCATCATCAATCTTAATACCTACACCAATGACTTGGAATCTTTCGTGTCTAATATATTCTTCCGTGGTTAAACCGGAAAGAGAAAAACCTACATCGTAGTAGGTCTCAAAATCTAGTGTTACAAGTTGCATAGTTTTCCTATGTTATTAATTAGTGCTATCTTATGCAATCGACAGATAGCGGTGCCGAACACTAACACGGAGGCTCACTTGCACTGTGAGTATTTGGTGGGTTACTCGCGGTTTATAGTAGCAAAAATACCGACTAAGAACTTTAACATATATAAAAAGTGCTTTCACCCATTAACTTTATAGTATCGATAACCCTATTAATACAAGTGTCACGATCACTACCATAATTCTTTCATTACGTTTCTCATGTTTATCTATGAGGTCTGGTTTGTACACACCGCCCCATGCTTCACGTGCTGAACGTGGTGTAGGCGTACCTACTGTATCGGGTCTAAAAAAGTGATATCCTTTTCTTGCATTCTTACGGAAGATTTTATGTTGTTCTTTATTAAATAAATCATAGTCTGTTGACACCATAACTTTTCTCCTATTTTGTTTAATTTTACTTCT